GACCCACCGCCCGAATGATCGGCAGCGGGAACCGGAGAAGCCGTGGAATTAGAGGTCGAACCTGATTTGTGAGTGTTCGACCAATTTGCAAAAGAATACACCAGAGTTCCGATAGCCAAAACCATAACAAACAAAAGAAACTTGAGCTTCGGATCACCCAAGATGCTTTGATCGGCTTTGCTGGCCGTGTGCTCGCCGGTGGCAGTGGATTGGTAACAGCGGAAGACGGGTTCGTCAGCTTTGTATTTTCGAGGCTTGCCGATGATGTTTGTTGCGTATTTGCCGGAATTTTCGGGGTCATGTTGAAACTCATACCAGGAGTTGAAAAGGCCAAAAAGCTTTGCCAGGGGTTCAGGGAGCTTGCCGGATAAGGACTTATGACGGTAGGCGGTTTCGGAGGACTGACGGATAAAATCCTTGACCTTCTCAATATTCGGCGTGGAAAGGAAAATATCCCATTGAAAATGCCGTTGCATATCAAAGGCAGTCAAAACGTCTTCGGGCCGATGAACGGTCGAAATAAAGCCAGTGTAGTCGTCGTGGATCTCGATAGTGATTTCGTCGGGAACAAAGCCCGTTGGGTAAATCGGAGCGTCAAGGCTCTCGGACTTGAAGTCGCGCCGGTTTGGGTAGATGCGTTGACACTCGTCGATAACGACCAGGGCGCGGAGAGGCACCCAGTGGAACCACCCGGCCATCCATTTGCGCTGTTCCGCAACCTCAGTATCAACATACCAGAGGTCGGCAGAATCGGGAAATTTGAGGTCGGGGAATTGATCTTGAATACGATCAATCGAAGTAAGGCCGCGAACATTGGTAACAACGACCCTGCCCTGCTGCAAAGCATCGATGACAAAGCGCTGGACGAGAGTAAAGCTTTTAAAGCTGCCAGGGGGGCCGTGATGAATAGATGACGCCATCAGAAGCCCAAGAAGCGGAAAACGAATTTGGTCATGCCCGCGCTGAGAATAATATTAACGGCTTCGGGCACACGGAAGAAAACCAACATAGAGAGCATTTTAGAGTCAAGAGAAGACCAAGCCTGATTGAGAAACGCGCTTAGATTGAGGTCGGCTATAAGGTTCTGAGCGACTTTATAAGAAAAAATAAGCGCCTGAATTTTAATCTTGATCCAAGCAACAGCCCACCACTCGATAAACCACGCCGTCCATTTTGCGAGCAAATCATAGACAGTTTCGGATATGAAATTCGTAACGGTGTCATGGAATTCAACAACGGCGTTCACTATATCGACGATAACGGACATGATTACTCCAGGAATATGCGAACGGCAATTAAAGCGGCCATGAACAACACGAGCAGGCCAACCCATGAAAGGGGATCGGCGTATTTATTGAGGTCAACAATGACGTGAACGCCCATTATGGTTCCGAAATCGAAAACGGGAAGCTGGCCGGAACCGGATGCATTGAGCTTTACGGAATTAGAAAGGCCAGATTTAACCTCGGCAAATTTGGCATCAAGATCGGCTTGAGCATCAATGAGAGCCTGAGACGGCTCGGAGTTATCAAAAGAACCGGAACCGGGAGCGGCTTTTGTTTTACGAACACCCTCGCCAAGCTTGGCTAAAGTCGATTCTTTTGCACAGCCAGGACAAGACCCCATATCAGCAGAACCATCCGATCCGGTACCCGATCCCCCCTCGCCGTCACCATTGGGGCCGGTGTAAATGCCGGCGAGAGTATCATTTAACCTTTGAAGCGAGCCAAGAGAATCACCGGACGCATGACCGGCAGCATTTTCGGAACGTCCACCAGGATAAGACGGAGTAATGATAGAGTCATCAGCGGCGGCGTGCTGGGCAAGCTGTTGAGCAGCGGCAGCGGATTCAGCCGCGGCAGCAGCGGCAGCAGCAGAAGCAGCGGCTTTGGCAGCAGCAGCGGCGCTGGCTTGTTGCGCGGCTTGAGTCTCTGGACTGGGCGGAGGATAAGCCTGTGCGGATGCCTGAGCAGCGGCAGCAGCGGCGGCGGCTTCTTGTTGGGCGGCTTGCGCGGCAGCTTGCTTTGCAGATGCAGAGGCGGCGGCGTCAGAAGAACGGGCAGCGGCATCAGATGATGCAGACTGGGATTGAGTTTTTGCGGAAGCATTTCTGACCGGTTGAGAAGAATTTGCATAATCAATATTTGCCTGATTGTTTGAGCAAATCTGACCAGGCTTGATGCAATCATGATCTAAAGCAGGGCAATCGATAGTATTAATATCACTCATGCAGATATTAATATCGGTCCGTGCACACGCAGGAGGAGCAAGAGTTACATCAAAGAAAAAGCCGCCAGTAGAAGAATTTTTATTGCAATCGGGAATAGGAACACAACCGCTAGAAATGCGATATTGATCCTTTGGGCAATCCTGAGAATAAGTAGGCTCGGGAAGCTTACAAACACCGTTCACTTCCGATTGACCAGCGGGGCAAACGCATGAACCTGAATTAATATCTGTAACCTTGCCGCCAGTACAAGAAGAAGGCGAACCAGAAACGCAACCATAATACCAATAATATTTCTGGTAATTAGCAGGGTCTTGACGAAGATAAACAGTAGAGTTATTGGAACCCGAAGGAGCGGCAATACATGATGGAGAATTCCCTGATGTTTGAACACACGCATTATTATTATCAGATTTGCAAGCGCTTAAAGCAGCGGAAGCAGTAGAATAATAATAATTAACAACAGCAGCGGAAGCAGTTAAAGGAAATATCAAAAGTAATAAAAAAAAACTAACCACGGGCAACATTGAAACCTGCCAGAAAGGAAAAGAAAAAGACAGATGCCATGATGACCGTGGTTAACATACGATTACTTCCGCAACAGAGAGATAATCAGGCCGATACCGGTAACAACGGCAACGAGAGCGATTACACCGCCTGCAGCAGTCGTTACATTGGCGTTTGCGCCAGTGAAAGCGGCGGAAATGTCGGCGCCGACATCAGCAGAGGCAACGCCAGCAGCGCCCATCAAAGCAGCGCCTTGCGCGTATTTGTTGGAAGCAAATTTTTTCAGGTTTTTAACAAATTTCATGGTTTTAACTCCAGTTATTAAGGGCTTTCGCCCTGGTCGGTGGTTTTGGTCATCAATCGGACGATTAGACCAGTTGCAAGGCCAGTAATAAAGGCCAAGATCGAATAGCCTATGAGCAGCTCAAATAGAGAAGGATCAAAGGCGAAATAGGTATTAAAAAGCGCTTCAAGATCGGTTGGCCAAGCTTGCCAGACGCCAGAACTTGAAAGACAAGACGCTTGATCAAGTCCGGGCATTTCTTGCGCGGTGTAGGCATTGCCGGAAATGATGCAAACGTCAGTCATGGATTAAGCCGATTTTTTGCCGCCGAAGACAGGAGACGGGTTTTCTGATTGGTCAACATTAGATTGAGCAGGAGAAACAGAAAAACCGACAACAAGATTTTTGCCCTCGGAATTCATCTTTGTTTTTAAAGCAACAAATACAGGCTTATCAGCGCCGCCATTATCACGATAAAACTTAAACAAGGTATCAAAAAAAGATTCTGAAACGGCCAATTCTACGGGAATAAAACCGATACCAGTAGATTGGAATCTTTCGCGGTTTACATCTTCAAATTCTTGAAGCACGGTACAACGTGGGAGAGAATAAGGGTTATTCTTTTCTTTAGAAAGGCCGGTATTTTTATAAACGTTAATGAGATACATAATATTAGTCCAGGTGATTAAGCAACTAAGCGCAGGTGGTTAGGGAATTTATAGTTGGGTGGTGGCAAAAGTTCGCGTTTTTCGATTTCAATGACTTCTTTGATGATGACGGGAGAGAAGACGATCAGGTTGCAAGGTTTGGCAATATCAATGCCGATTTTGCGCAGACGTGCGCGGTGGGTTTTAACCTGACTTTTAGCAAAATCAAATTTCTGTCCATTCATCCAATTTATTGCATAGAGCGCCGTTATGTTTGCAGCCTTGGTATTATCGACTACGCCTTCATTTATCAATGTTTCAGTGAGTGTTTGTAGATTCATGGCGGAAACCTTTAATTTTTTATCGATATTTAAAAAGTCTTCGAATATATCGTCGAGGATTGAATAATTGGAAAGTCCGTAATATTGGAGATTGTTTTTTTTGATAAATGGAGAATTAAATTTAAGCTCGAAACGTGCCACGCCGGCTTGTTCGCAGTATTGCTGAACAGAGAGCAAATATTGATATTCATCTGATGACTCGCCGAATTTACGCTTAACCTTAGGCAGAGATTTTAAAGCGATTTCATAAGCCTTATCATAAATGGATGGATAAAGTTCACGGGCATTTAACAGCTTGCTAAGCCAATCAACAGTCTTTCCGTCCGGATGCAGGCGGGCGCGACGATTACGATAAGACAAGGAAGAAACGGCTTTGAGATAGGTATCGACGCAATTGCCAGCACCAACAGCAATATTTTTTGTAACGTGAATCCCCGTTACGACAAATCCATTCGCAAGGGCGTCAAACTTAACGGCCCCGCTCTCAGTAACCCTCTCAACATAACCAACGTACGTACAAGGTGTGAAGACGGGAAGACCTAAAGATTCAAGAATACCGTTATAAACGCTAATGCATTGCTCAAGAGTCCTAAGGCCAAAAAGGTTATCTATCCGGTTATAGCGCGAAGGATTACCGGATAAATGAATACGGCGACCATTGACGTGAACCGTTATTTTTGTCGAGTAACTGCCTTCATGCATGAGCTTCGATTGGCGCGGTGATTTATAACGGTCTTCCTCATTTTCGGCCAAGAAATCGACATGACAGTAACCGGTCGGGGAAACGATCGGAAGATCGAAGTCAAAGTCCTGATAACCTTCAAGCCAGTCGAAAAAACGCATTATTGCCCCATGACCAATAAATAATTGCGAGGTCTAATAGTACGAATACCGGCATGAGGCAATAACGATTCATCGACCTTAATAGTTTTATAAAAATCGGGGTTTGGTGTGTCCATATCGTCAAGGGCTTGTTTAAGCCGTGAATCCATTTTTGAAGAGCGAAACAAAGGGCCGGGATGAACCCATTCAGGAAGCCAGTAAGGAACATGCAGGCGGTTCATAATTCGGCCCTAACCTGTTCAACAGTTTTAAGGGGCATATCAAGGCCATTGAAATAAGGGCCGTACAGAATCTTTTGATGTTGCTCTGGAGTCAGGGCAAATTTTTGCATATGTTCGAATGACATTAGTTATCCCCTGCCCTTAAAACGGAATATCAAGAAAGTCAAGAACGCGACAAGGGCGGCGATCGGCCAAACGATCGTAGTTGGCCAAATTTCTCATAAGCTCAAAATAGGCATCGACCAAATTCGGAAAACTGAAATCTGGAACGTAACGAGAGAAAAAACGCGAAAGGCTACGCGCCTTGTAAAAATTGCGACGATTCCAACGAACACCGTAAGAGCAGGATTTTTTCCACGGCTGCTGAATAATAAATTGCCTCCCTGCCCTGCTTGATGCCGAAGCAAAAGCGTAAACGGGCGCGCCGGCAGGGAGGCGCGCAGAGTCGCCCGATTTTGGTTGGTAAGTGATCCGGCATGCCAGGCAATGTTCTTCTGGCTCTTGAAAGGCTTCGCGTTCGACGGCGGAAGCAATCACAGAAGAGATCGATGAATTAATGGCAGCTTTCGTGGAAGCGATTGATAAATTAATACGCCTCGTAAAACGAGCATGAGCACGTTGAGAGATACGGGCTAACCGCTGGACATCCGATATAGAAACAGAAGGGTCAAGAACGGCGGCAACAGTTAAATCAGAAAGGCGAGAATGAAGATTATCTGCCTGATCGACTAAAATTTGTTGGTGTGTCATGGTCTGCGCTCCATGTGGTTGAAATAGGTACAAGTTATTTGTACCGGACAAATTAATTGTACCTAGCATTCAAAAAAATACAAGGGTATAGTACAAATAAATTGCACCCAGGATTTAAACACATGAAAAACATAGAAAAATATCTAGACGAACTGAAAGAAATAACAGGAAGCGACTACCAAACGGCAAAAAAAATGGGAGTCGGAAAATCAGTAATTTCTCAAATCAGAACAAGAAAAGCGGTAAGCGACGAGAACGCGGTAAAGATGGCGGAGCTGTTAGGCATCGATCCGGCAGAGGTGCTAATTGCGGCGGCAATGGCCAGGAGTGAGGGCGCGGTAAAAGCCGCGTGGGAAAGCGTGGGAAAGCGGGCCGGAATCGCCGCAAGCCTGATAATGGCGGCGATGTTAAGCAATAGTCAAATCGATGGAATAACAGGAATTGAAACGGTCGATAATATACATTATGCGAAGTCTCGGATACCACGTTAAAGATCGACCCTTAAGCGCCTTGCGCCTGTAGACGTTACGACTGGCACACCCGCAAGGTTTATAAAAGCGGTTGATAATAAAAAGCAGTCTA